CTCTACCTAGAGCTAAGGAAGCTCCTCGGGCTACTTTAGTTAAATCTTCTAACTGAGCATTACTAAACCCGGCACTAGCTCCGAGAGCTACTCCTCTCATGGCTTCTTCTGATGAAATTGCTAATCCTGTGATCTCTCTTAAATTGGCTGCTATAGCTTGAAGATTTCTTCCTCCTTCAAGACCTACATACTCTAATCCTTGTGCTAACTGCTCTACTTGGGCAGCGGAACGTAAAGCTCCAAAAGCTGCTGTTGCCGCAAAGACATTTGCCGCCAACGTGGCGTAGGCACCTACTAAACCGGACGATCCCGACCCAATACTTTGTGCCATTTTTGAAAAACCTTTAGCAGAGGAAAGTCCTGTCTGCGCAATACCTTTCTCTTGTTTATGGTAAGCGCCGCCTACTTTTGTGCCTCTTTCCCTTGCTTTATTGGCTCTTTCCGTAGAGTCAGCGAGATCCCCTGCTTGTTTTTGAACAACCTTCAGGTTTTTCCCTTGCGCTACTACTTCAAATATTAAGCGATCATTAGCCATTTTTTCGTCTCAACTTATCCATTTCACTTTTCAATCGTTTTTGAGAAGTGTTAATGGCTTCGGCATCTAGCCTCAATAAAATATCTAAAAATAAGTCTTCGTTTTCTTCTGGAACTTTATAGATCTTTATATAATACGAAAGATTAGTGTAGTCTTTTCCGGTGTACCCTACATCGGGAAAAATTCTATCCCCTAAAGAATTAAACGTATTTATTGCATCTAAAACTATATCTGGAAAATCTTCGGCATCAGGAGGTATCTCCCCCGGCTTAGGCTCTTGGCCTAATTGATCCATCATCTCAAGATAACGTTCTTTGGTCATTTTGGCCGCACTATTGTGCTGCCACGTTTCTAACCTTTTCCACAGGGTCTCTCTTTGATTTTCCACGAAAATTGGCCAAGTCAAAGACTACCTCGTTCAACCAATTATCAAAATCACTAGAATTGGCAACCAAAGACTGAGAGTTATCATCTGTATATTCTAACTCTGAGTTCGGATCATTACTTCCCAAGTCTACTAGAATTAGATCCTCTAAGTACTTTAGTTTCAATCCTTTCCAATTTTTTACTGTAGCTCGTGTAAATTCTGCTACAAATTTTTCTTCGTCTAAATCCTCTACCGCTTGATGAGTTTTTCTATCGAATTTTGTTTTTACACATTTTTTTCTTAAATTTACTAGTTCTTTTCGAGCTAGATTTGCTATCTCTACTTCGAATCCATCACAACCAGGGAACTCTACCCAAGCTGTTTTTGTATCGACCATCAAGGATTCTAGTTTCATCGTATTTCTCCTACGTAGTTATTAAAGTTGTTAAAGCGGTTGTTGTTGGCAACAACCTAAAATCATATGCTTGAGTAAACGCTTCAGAAGGATTTACTCTATTCGTATAAGAGCAAGGAGTTAATTGAGCCTTTAATTGATAATTATTGCTTGCTAATCCTGCTTTTATATGTATTGGAACACTTTCTTTCCAAGTCTGTACATTAGTATTTGACTGGGATATGTTTTGGTTTATATACTGATTAATATTTCCCGCAACTACTCTCTTTGTTAGTATAAAATTAGCTGGAAAAATACTATTAGTCTCATCTGTAACAGATAAACTAGTTTGTAAAGTTTTAGACCTAATCCATTGTATATCGTTTTGTACTTCCAAAGTAACCCCTAAAACATTTTCTAGTGCTTGTGAGTTAACAGTTACGTCTACTTTCTTTGCTACCGCAAAATCGGGAGTAGTATCATAACTGCCATCTGTTAAAGTAACTGAATTTGCATTTATTCGAGATAATTTAGTACCCTGTCCTTCAAAGTCCGCAGTCATTATACCTCCACGAGGCAAATTAAACGCACCAGAAGTAATTACACAAGAATCTAGTTTATACATTTTATTCTCTTTTTCAGGGTCAATGTATAAAGTAAAAGTCTTGAGAGTGTTATTTGTACTCGTATTAAGTAATAAATCAATTAACTTATGTTGATGAGTAGAACCTTCGTCTACCATGTGGAGGGAGATCGAAAAATTCGCATTGTTTGCAGTAGTAATACTGGAGCCTTCGTACCAACTAGTTTGATCATGTAAAGTTTTTGTCTTATAACTTTCTTGTTTAAAAGCTTGATTAAACTCAATATTCTGAACGTGAAGACGATAAGTTGTCCCACCTTCAACAATATATACTTTACTTTCTCGTAACAGTTCCACTATATTCTCCGTGTATAAAACCTTCCTATTGCAAACTGGGCTGCGATTTCTCGTATAGAAGCATCAATCAGCTTTCGCGGATCTCTATCAGGACTAGCCCAAGGAGCTTGTCCTGACCCCATTTCAAATACTTGATACGGGTTTCTTCTATAATCATAACCAACACTAGGGAATCCCTTTGCAGTTCTACTAACATCTGTTACTCGAACACTGCTCGCGAATCTTCCTGTTTGGTTTTCTAGACCTGGCGGTCCCATGTTTCTTGCTACTGTTTGAGGTAGCTTTGAGTTTAAAATTGCTATTAAAGGAGCAAGACTGTCTCCTGACTCCGTTGTGGCTCTCTCTTTTGCCGGAGATTTTCTTGCCGGCATAGCAGAATAATTTTTATCCTGCTTAGAGACTGTAGTCATTTTTCTTTCTCTAGGCTTGGATTTATCTGAAAAATTTCTAGGCTCTTTTACTTTAGTAGGGAGTTTTTTTACTATCTTTTTATTCTTGGTAACTTTTTTAATTTTTGGGCTAAAAAGAATCATGGCTTTCATGTCATCCAGCATCGACTGAGAAGTTTCTACTTTTGCGAATTCGTCTGCTCCTAAACTAGCAAAATGTTTATTTACTCTTCTACGAATACCTTTTAAAACTGTTTGTATTTTTTTGGATATTTCTTTTTCGGAAAATCCTAAATCCCCCTCTCGATTTGCTTTAACTACAGAATTATAGAAGTGCCCTTCAAGGTTAGAATGAACTTCCACTTCCTTGGTTAACTTCCCCGCTTTAACTTTTACGTCACGATAATGCGCTAACTGTAAGTTATACTTCAAATCGAACTTTTTAATTAAGTCTATAGCATCTTTTGCGACATCTATCTCACCAACTATTATTCCTTGATGGTCTTCTAATTCGTTTACAATAGCAGAACCCTTGGCACTTACAACTCCAACATCGTGTCCTATAGCCATTAAATACCCAGCACTTTGATAGCTTTTTTCAAAAAGTTTTTTATACTTGGGAGCCTTCATTAGCTTACCCCCTACCTCAGACCTAAGAGTACTTAAAGTATTATACGGTTTTGCAGAACCGGAAACTTTAATCTTTAATAGTTTTCCACTATTTGTACTGGGATGAATAATAGTTTCTACTTCCGCTTTTGCGAAGCTTCCGCTTTTAACTCTATCTGCTAAAGCTAGTATTAAATCTCCTGCAAATTCTTCTAAAATGCCCGCGTCATTAGAACCAAAAGGGCTATGCTTAGGCAATTTTTTCCTTTCACCTTTAGTCTTTCCTTCGCCTCCCAAAGCTTCTTGATGCTGTAGAAGTTGATTTTTTACAGTATCTCTATGAACGGAAAAAATATGAACTTCTTTATCTAACTCTTTCCGTAATAAATTATCCGCACCAGCCTGTGCGCCTTTTGGAAACAAAAAGTCATATAAATCATCTAATGAATTATTTAGATTTGCTTTTGCCATTTTATCCCCATGAATATGGCGGGGTTTTACCCCCGCCTATTCTATTACGCTAACGCCTTACCAAAAGATTTGATTGTGAAATCGTCTGGAACGTTACTTTCCATATCGCTTTGCAGCGAAGTAAAGTTAGTTTCCAAAGAGATTACGTCCTCAATCGAGTGACTAGGTACCTCTACGTGACAGTGTGGCATCGTAAAGGCTACTCGCGGTTGACCTGTAGTACCTCCAACATTGAAAGTAACTGCAAAGTCATGAGTAGTAACACCAAGAGCCGCATCCGATACAAGATCATCAAAGAACTCTCTACTACCTCCAGTACCTGTAGCCAGATAACAAGTGAAGCTTCCACCAACATTACGAGCACCTGTTACGTGCTCAATCGGCTTGTTAACAACACCAAGTTCTTCTGGCGTTAAGTATGAAAGATTATTTTCAATACTAATACTTCCGCCGGTTACTGTGAGCGCGTATGCATTATCATTGATGGGAGAAAGATCAGAGTTTCCTCCGTCTGCAAAGGCAATTGACATTGAAGTCAATCGATTACGAATAAAGTTATTCGTATCTGCAGCCCTTCCACCTTCAGTAATTTTCTTAGCACTCGTAATTTGAGTCCCATCTGTAACACTGACGATGTTTGCTCCCATTCCACTCCACTCTACAGTGGCGATACCATCAACATCAAAATTAACAGTAGCTGAGTTAACAACTGCTTTAGTAATTTTGTAAAGTTGATTACTACCCAGATTAAACTCTAGTGTCATGGTTTCCAAAGCAGATTTATTCGATCTACGAGAGTCCATAATCATAGCATTTGCATCTGCATCTCCGGCTGCGGTTCCCCTAGACAACAATGCGTCGTCTGCGTCACCTACAACGGCCACACCCGAGTGTCCAGAACCTGAGTCAGGACTTCCACTAAATGCTACAGTAGGAGCTGAACTATATCCGCTTCCCCCCGCAGTAACATTTACATGAGAAATCTTACCTGCATCTGCGTGCCCTGTTGGGAATAGTACTGCTGTTGCAGTAGCGCCCGAACCGCCACCGCCACTGAAAGAAACAGTGGGAGCAGTAGTAAAGACAGAACTACCCCTAGTAAGAGTTATAGACTCAACCTCTGTAGCTACTTCACCTACTCGACCTTTGGCCAAAAGGGCATTCCAAAGAACTTCGTCCACTAAATGCTGTCCTGCTGCTCCATAAGTAGCAGCATTATTAGTCGTACCAGAAAGGAACGGCCTCAAATAAGTAGAAAAACTCCACTCAACGGGGGCGAGAGAGTCGTTAAACATCTTTCTACCACGTCTTGAGGTTCCGCCTGTGCTTTCCATCTCTGAAAGTGTTATCTCACTAGAGTTGGTGGTTTGACTGAAACTGAAGCCCTCCAAGAGAGGTACTACATAAGCAGTGTCACCATTTGCAAAAGCGCCGGCACTGGTTTCAGGATACACCGTTAGTGATGCATCACGTTGAAAAAATAGAGCCATAATTGGTCTCCTATATTAACTTGGAGCGATACTTACTTATGCGTTTGCTGAAGTAGTATAGCTCTAATATCGTATTTCTACGATCATTTCGCCGACCCCGAGAGGCTGAAGTGCTCCTTCATCGGTGCTTATACTAATAACAGTCACTTGGGAAACATCTTTTGTTCCTTCAGTTGTGCTATAGTTAAACTGGCCTGCGTCGTCAATAACCGTTTCAACGTCCTCTAGTAATTCTTCCAATTCAGTTATGGGATCTTCAGAATTGACATAGATTCGAATTGTAACAGTTAAAAATCTCCATTTGTTACCCCCTCCATAATATTCACGAGTTTCAGTGCCTGCAGCCATATGCAGACACGGGAACGAATCTACTTCGTCCCAAAATTGCATTCGAGTACTTATAGCCCCGGTTAGGTCTTGTTTATAGCCGTCACCCCCATCTATTTTCTCAAATAGTTCTGCCATAGCATCCAGTATGGCGGAGCGGCGAGTGGTGTTTGAACGTGCCATTAGATAACATCCACAATTCTATACATATCTAGAATTCTTTTAATGTGATCTGGAAACCCTATATCCTCGCGGATAGTAGTGGACGTTTCATTTTGAAGCGTTGCACCAGCTAAAGACTTTCTCCCTTTGTACTCTTCTTTAAGGTAATAAGTGATTAAGTCAAAAATAGCTAATCGCAAGTCTTGTGGAGTCGCTGAATATCCAGCTTTGTAAGTAACTTCAACCGAAGAAAATCCTTTAGCCCAAGATTTAGAACTAATATCTCCGTCGATTCTATACAATCTGTCATGCTCTAGATCTATGTAGTAATCATTATTATTTACTAAAGTGGAATAATCTGAGCCAATACCTTCTCTTTCTTTTACCGAGGTTACACTCACTAAAGGTGATTCGGTAAGAAACAATTCAGTAGATTGAGTATCTTGTATATCAAAGTATTCAACCTTATCCGAACTATAATGATCTATAAAACTAGTACCGCAATAGGTTTTTACCAGAGAACTTATAGGCGAAAGCAAGGCGTCGATCTTTGTGTCATCTTTAAAATGATCGATACCTTTGTAGGTTTTGTAGTCATCCCTCGTGATCAAGTCTGCCATGAATTCCCTCGTAAAAACCTAGGGGAGGATTACCTCCCCTAAGTTACCCAGTATGATTAAGAAGCTTTATACTGAAGTGCCCACTTATTAGTAGCACCATTAATGATATCAACGAAACCAAGACGCTGGCTAGCGACCAGTACTCGACGTTGATTAGCGACTTCATAATCACTTTCAACCGTAACACCACGGAGACGTGGAATTACAAAGTTACGCGTATTAACCGCTACCGCGTAGTACTTACTTACCGCTGCTGCTGCGAATTCGTCAGAAACGATTACGGGAGAACCGTAAACGCGACCAACTTCACCAGTCAGCTTGGTAGCAAGCCCTTCGACTTGGCTAGCGTCTGCATACGCAGCATCTGCAATCAAATTATGATATTCAGCCACAGATACGATATAAACTACCTGATCCGGACGAATGCCATACTTACCCATATTCTTACGAGCTGCCAAAAGTTGAGCAGCAGTAAGAGATTCTGAGGCGAATGCAGTAGCAGATTGAGTTTTATCAGAATCTGCCGCAGCAAGAGTAATAATACCGTCAGGAGCCGCACCACCAGTACCAAAGGCACCGTCAGCACTATTACCAACGAGAATCATATTCTCAACTGCACGAGCATGTGAACGAATAACGCTCTCACGAATCAAAGGAAGAACCGGAATGATTGCATCCTCTTCAGTTTCGTTACCAAGATAAGACTGAGAAATCAGCTTTTTGGTTGAGAGAGTGCGCTCTGTCAAATCGACACCACCGAAAGGCGCGCCATAAGTATCGCCTCGCGCTTCCAAGTTACCTTTAGGGCTAGAGCCCGAAGCAGTTTGGTTAGCGGTAAACTCAGCATATCCAGCATCCGGCAGGATGGGAAGGATCTGAGTCGCTGAACGCATTTGAATTTCGCGGAAAAGAGGAGCCAATACTAGCTCAACTTGAATATCACGCTCAATATTACTTGAAACTTCTTGTTCGAAGTCAGCAGAAGATACCTGAACACCAGAGTGCTCATTCACTTTTTGCATGACATCTTTGGCAAAGTCAGTTTCATAACCTTTACCAGTAGCTTTTGCTAAGAAGTAAGCTTCATCAATATCTTGACTGAAGGCTTTCTTCCAATCGCCTGCTTGACGATCACCAAAAACTCGCTTAGACTCACGGATGTGTTGAATTTCTTGAGACTTCTCTTTAATTTCATTTCGAAGCTCTTCAACTACGTCGCCCAAGTCCTCCTGATTTTTGGAAACCCTTTCTTCCAAATCTGAGATGAGACGTTCCGCGCCTGTCGTTACGCCCTGTACTACAGCTTGCACCTCAGCTTTCTTTTCTTCGAGTTCAGCTTCTTCCGCAGCCTTTTGGACTTCAGCATCAGCAGCGACTTTCTCAGCCTCTGCCTTTGCAGCCGTTGCTTCTTCAGCTTGTTTCATCTGAATTTCAGCGGCAGTCTTACGGGCTACTTCTTTAGCAAACTCTTCGAGATCAAAGTCTTTATCAGACATTATATTTTCTCCGAAGACAGCATTTGCTGTTTCTTTTGATGAGTCCTTTTCGGACTGATCTATTTCAACATGAGGATCGTTAACAAACTGTTTTTTCCAGTCCGCGTACTCTTCATCTGTATCGAACGATTTCGCGACAGAGAAGATAGCGGATTGATTTGCGGGGACAGAAACAACTGACACCTCAAACAGTTCCGCATCCTTGATCCTTAAACCATCGGTTTCCTCTATGTAGTCAGCATCCTTAACTCGGAAACCGACGCTAAAAGCGCCTAGGATGCCCTCCTTCACCATCTCAGCGATTTTACCCGCAGATTTGGAGATTATACCATCGATCTTTAGTCCTCTATCGGTAACTTCAAGCCCTGTGGCTTTACCGATTGGAGTATTATAATCGTGGTTAAATAATAAGATAGGATTGTTTTTGAAACTTT